TCCTAAAGCTGGTGTTTTTCCTATATACATTTATATTCCTAATATTTGTTTAAGTTCATCATCGTCTAAACCTAACTCTTTTAATTTAGCTTTGCCTGAAGCTAGTTTTGCTAGTCTTGCTGTTTCGGCATCTGCTCTAGCCTGTTTATCAATAAGCCATTGTGCCTCTCTAGCATCTCTTTCATTTTCTTCAGCTTGTGTGAAAAAAACTTTATTTCCATTTACCATTTTATGTCTTGCCATAATTATTTCCTATTTAATTCCATATAAAACTATTGTTCCTGAAGCCATAGCTCCACTTCCCATTTCAAATCTAACAGCATCAACATCTTCAGCCGCTTGTGCTCTAAATACATTTATATACACAGAAGTTCGACCATCTGCTCTACCTGAAATAGTGTAAGCTGACAGTTTAGTAAATTCAACGCTACCAGAAGGATTAAAAAGTGTAACTTCGCCATTACAATCTTCTGCCGCGGCATTTCCAACCGCACCAACAATCGAACCATTAGACCAAGAAGTAGTAGTAAAAGTATTAGAACCAGGCGGTTCAAAAGCTGGATAAGAATTTCCACCAATTAATTCATCCCAAGTTACCCCCAGATCAGTAGATGTTCGTATTTGAAATTGTGTATCATCGGTTGCTGGTTTCATATTATAAAAAAAGAATTTATAGATTTTGTATGTGGAGTCTAGGACTACATCGCTAGTTCCATTTATAAAATCTATAGCGGTTGTTGTTGATGCTGTTTGTGATTTTATTTTTACATAATCAGCACTGCCAGGTTTAATATATGAATAATCTACTCTCTTTAATGCCCCTGCATCGGATACTAAAAATTCATCTGTGTCAGCAGGTTCTGCTCCAAGCGCCGTTTGACCACTAATTGCTGAATCAGCTAATTGAGATCCACCTACCGAATCGGCAGGGGGATTAACCGTCTGTAAAGCTCTGCCTAAAAAGACAGTATACATTGTATCGGCTGTAGTTGTTGCTGCACTTAGTGTTAAGGTTGATGCAGCAGCCGTATAAGCATAACTTGATCCTGGCTGTTGAACAACATTATTAATTACTAATCTTAAATCATTTTCATTTACGACTGGATAATCCAAAGCATAGGAGGTCGTTGCACTTGTTGTAAAGTGCTGAACATAAAAGGAAGCATAACTTTCAGCTGGTGTTGCGCCAATATAGCTCATATTATTTCCCTATTACGTTATTTCCATTATAGACAATGAGCCTGAAACTTTATCGGCTATAGAACAATCAATGTTTAAATAATCTGTTGTTTCTAAAACAACCTTTCCGCCAGTTAAAAGCTCTAATGAACTTCCTGATGGAATTGAAACATCTTTAACTAAAAAAGATGTTCCGTTTGTAACGTTGTTTGCTCCACCTCTATTTGCTGTATCACTAACAAGTTCTACCTCAACAGTAACTGCTGATGTATGAATATTAGTAAGTATCAAACCAAGTACAACAGTAGTAGTGCTTCCAGCCACTGTGTACATTTTATAAGGTGTAGCAGCCACGTTTGGTTCTGCCGCAAATGTTACTACTTTAAATGTGTTTGCCATCTATTCTCCTTGTTATCCTAACGCAACGGCCAGAGCCGTAGCGTCCCCTAATGATGCTTTAGTATCAGCATAAGCTTTAATTGATTGTTGTGTTGCTAGTGCTGTTGCACTATTTGAACCCATAGCATCTTCATCCAGACAGTCTGAAATATTTGAAGTTGTTGGAAAATCCAAATTCTGTGAATTTAAATCTAGGTCACCCCCTAATTGGGGTGAAGTATCATCTACAACAGCGGCTAATTTTGTATCGGCATAAGCCTTGATTGATTGTTGTGTTGCTAGTTTCGTTGCACTATCAGAACTCATACTATCTTCATCGAGACAATCTGAAATATTTGTAACTGTTGGAAAATCCAAATTCTGTGAATTTAAATCTAAATCTCCCCCTAGTTGTGGTGATGTATCTTCTACAAGACTAGTAAAGCCTCCTACCTGATTATCACTCGCGTCTAAATAAACTGCTTTTTCTGAGGGTAATGTACAAAAAATTTCTTTTGAGCCCGCAGCAAAATCTACTGCTGAATCAGAATTAGAACTTTCCAAAACTGTAGTTCGGGTTAATGTTGAACTATCACCATTTAAGGTTCCTAATCCTACTTCCCATTCATTCTCACTATTTAATGAAATGGTATAATAAGTCGTATTATCATTTCCAATTCCAGCAGCAAAAGTTTGAAAACCATCGACCGCTCCTGCGAAAGTAACAGCTCCTGTACCTGTTGTTGAAGTTGTTTCTCTTACTCTATTATTTAATACTAAGGCCATCTTATGCTACCTGTATAATTGCAGTTGTTGCTGCATCGGCTGGAAATTGAATTGTAAAATCTCCCGAAGTTGCTACTTTATTTCCACCAAAATCTATAACTAAACAAAGTTTGTTACTTGCGGATGAATTATAAATAGCCGCCCCTAATGAAGTTAATGTTACATTAGAAAAAACTTCATTGGTAAAATCTACAGTAGCGGTATTACTTCCTGGAACACTTACTCCTTGACCATCTAATTCATTTCCTCCTGCCGCATAATTAGTACCTGAAGAACTTACTTCATTGGTTGTACTATAAACGGTTGATGCTGTTGTATAGGGAGGACCTAAAGTATCTACATACAAAGCAATTTTAAAGGTATTTCCTCCACTTGCAAAGTTATGCGTACCTGATAATAATTCTAATTTAAATGCGTCTGGTATTATATTTGCCATAATTTATTCCTAATCTTGTGTTGGGGGTGGTGATTTAAGAGGCGTTCGAATAACCCCATCCTGGTATTCGTCCCTGCGTCTACGACCTTGTTGTTCTATCGCGTACGATTGTAAAGCCTGCTGATATGACTGCTGATAATACTGTACCATATTTTGCGGACCTTTCAAGTATCCATATGCTTCTAGCAAAGAAGCATACAAAAGTAAATCCTGATATTTGTTGCTCAGATAGGTTGTTGTTGAATCTGATGCTGTAATGGTAGATGGCTGTTTAATATAGGCCAAAGTAATCTCATAAGCTGCATCAGGGGTAGGAGATACCACCCAATAGAGGGCATCCCAATTTGCATAATATTTAGGTAATCCTGAGGCTGTGGAAGGTGTATTATAATATTCGGCCATATAAGAAGTATCTTTTCTCTCCAAAAAAACATTAGCTGTGGGACTTACATTAGTATTAGCCAGTTGAACAAAACGAATAATCCTTAAATCAGCAGGGATTGTTACATACCGATTTCCAATCGTTAGAGTAGAAGTTGCATAGAATCGGTTATCATCATTATCGGCTTCTCTATAAATTCTGTTTTCTGCATTCTTAGTAATAGTACTACAAATAGCATCCGTTAAAACGGTATCATCTACTTCCGTATAGCTTCTTAAATCTGTTTTTAAATTTGCGAATGTATATGCCATTATGGTCTATCTCCTACGGGTCCTGCAAAAGAAGGAAATCCTCCTGCTGTTGTAGCACTTGTCGCTGCTGAAGCCAATACAAAAGTATATTGATTGCTAACGGTCTTGGTTGAAGGTTGACCAGGATAGTTAACAGTTATATTAATTGGAGTAATACTATAAGATCCAAATACTTTATCTAAATCACTATGAGCCCCTGCCGTACTAGCTTGCGGAGTTAATCCGTAAGTCGGTGCAGAAGATCCACGAGTTAAACCTGTTAAAGTATTTGTAGATTTGCCTGTGTATTTAATAACTTCACTGAGAGTAAAAGTATTGTCTCCCGCTCTCGTTTGAGCTGCAGTAGGTTTAGTTTGAACATAAATATATCCTGAACTTGGAAACGCAGAAGCATCTGTTAAAGTTAAAGATGTGACTGCTGCAGTAATATCCCCATTCAAAGTGGTTTCTAATTCTAAAATAGCTTGAGTGACGCCACCAATATTTTCTTGTTTAATCTGCCTGAATCTTACAGCATCTCCACTTGAAAAATTATGATTAGGTTGAGTTACTGTAACAGTTGTTCCTACTTCAGTAGTAAAAGGATTGTTAGGTAAAATAGTTGGTGTAGGAAAAGCTGTTCGTGCAGGTCTTACTTTAGTAAGGGACATAGAATCAGCACTTAAAGTTTTAGGTCTAAGTTGGGGTTGTTTAGGTTCGTATTCAGAAGTATGAACAAAAGCTCCCGTCCATTCAGTTACCATTTCTTTCCAGGGAAATTGTAAACCTGAACGGTCTGAGATGGCTAGTGCATGTTTTCCTGTTGCATACTTTGGCATTAGATATTTGGATAGTAAGCTTTAGGTGTTATATAAGTACTAGCTGCTGATCCATCCTCCTGTAAAGCTCTTGCCAATTCATCTTCGTATAATAATTTAAAGGGTTGTGTTTTTTCCATTCTATATTTTTGCGATAAATAATAAGCGAGTCCTGAAACCATACAAGGGATAAAACGATAAGGAACAGGAGACGCATTTGAATACGTTCCTGCGTCCTGAATTCTTGTAACAAAATAGATGTGTAAATTTTTAGCTGCATTACTCGCATCAGGGGTTGGATAGATAGTCATCGTAACTCTATCTATAAAACGTTGAACCCAGAAATTACTAGGGGTACCTTCTGATTCTTTATTGGCATATCCTGAATAAGTAGAACGATCAACTTTACCAAGAGCCGCATCAGACTGAGTATTGCCTCCCATATTAGTTCGTAAAGAACATTGTTCTATATCCGAGAAACCTGGAACATAATTAGTAACAGTTGCTCCATCAGAATGTGTAGCGGCTGTTGTTGAATGAGCTCCACGTGTTACACCCGTTAATTCACTACCACTAAAACCTACATAAGTTATATCTTCGGTACCAATTCTAATGGTACCTTGATTATTCATTCCTGTAATAGAATCCATAGTGATTCCACTCGTAACGCTAGTAGTAGCAATAGCTCCATCCAAAGTTGTCACAAGTCCATTAGATTTTTGTAAAGCTGTAGCCCCAGTAGTGGGCATATCAGAAGGATATCTATAAAAATTAAATTCTCTTTCTCCTTGGGTCAAAGTAAGATTTAAAGTTCCTACTTCCCAATAATGAAGTCCTCGATTTCCCCATTCTTGAAAAAGAATGTTGAGTGATCGTCTTGCTGCTTTTAATTGATAGCCTGTAACATTAGGAAAACCTACACGTTCAAAAGCCTCTTCAACAATATCAGCAATGGTAAAAGTTTTCCCAAACGTGTAACTGTCTGAAGTCGTGTTAGGCAATGTTTACCTCCTAACCTGCTGTTAGACCAGCCGCAGAATACTTATCAGAAAATAATGTGTAACCAGCTACGTTGGTTTTAGTTTTACAATAAACGCCTTTTGGAAATAAAAGACCACCTCCAAAATTAAGTGTAAATACTTCTCCAGTAGGAACATCTACATATATTATAACATCCCCACTATTTGAAGTAGTGGTTAATTCTAAAATACCAGCGCCTCCTCCATCAGAAGCAACTGAGAGAGAATAAACTCTTACATTAGATGCAATAATTGCACTTGCTCCTGCTGCTGCAGCTGATCTTGTAGCCTGGATAATCGGTTGTGACATAATTTAATCTCCTTAGTTGTGAGCTCCCGAAGGAGCTCACAAAGTTTATTTATTACGCGTCCGCAAACGGTGTTGCGATAGTTCCTGATCCTATTAAACTACCTCTAACAAAGTACTTAGCGCTCGCTATTGCAGTAACTTCTACCCAACTACCAACGATACCACCTGTTGTAGTACCATTAAGCGTCATGACGTCATTAGTTGCTGCCGCCAGAAATGTTTCTCCAGTTTCTTCACTATCAATACCAGTATAGACAGCACCATAAAATTTATCAGTTCCGTCTGTTTTGATATCCATATCTGTTGCTAAAGTTTCTACCCAAAATAAATAAGTAGTTCCAAGATTACTTAACACGTTGTAATCGTTTGCTCCAGCTACCGAAGATGAGCTTCCCGATGTAATTGATGGTAAAGTAAATTTACCATCTGCATCATTAGTGGTTAAAACTCTACCTGCATGAGTAGCTACTGTTAAGCTTGTATCAGCGGTTAAGCTAACAACTGCTTTAGGTCCGAAACTAATAAAACCATTTAATGATCTTACTGGTCCCGAAAACGTTGTATTTGCCATATTATACTCCTAGTTTATAAGATGTAGTCTCTAGGCCGTCGACTATACTCGTCTACATCTAATTAATAATTGTATAGTACTTCATCTATACCCCAAATTTAAATTTGGCGCAAGGTATCCTGTAGTAAAAAATTGATTTTTGATAGCGCTTAAGTGGCTATCGAAACTTCGGCCTGGGCGTCTTTAATGTGTTCCAGACGAGTTGCTTCTTCAAACTCTTTGGCAATGATCTCTTTAACAATTTCCTGAATTTTTTTATCAATATAAGACATATTAATATTATACTTGCCCTCCTTCAGGTGCTCTTGATGCCACTCGAGTTCCAAGGACCGTTTCATAGTGTACAGGTCTTGAGTCATCTATAACCTCCTCATAGGTTATCCATTTACTCCTTAATGAATCGCTAAATCCATCTTTTTCCCACTTTACATCTTTTTGTCCTACTTTGTCAAGTATTGCTTTTTCAATAGCTTCCCTGCTGTCCTCACTATTTACAGTAAAATCAACATAGTAGCCATAGGCTCGTATTTGAATTCTGAATTTTTTCATATTTCTCTCTGTATAAATAAAATGAGGCCGTTTTTAGGCGGCCTCATTTCTAATATTATTACGCTCCTGGTGAACCGTAAATACCTCTAGGGTCAGAACATCCGAAGACGTATCTTTCTCTAGCTTTGTATCTAACGTTTCCAGTATCGAAATCACCTTCCATTGCAGTTGTCAATGGTGCACGGTTGAACATTTTCATGCCATTTGGCACGTCTGTAATAATATACCATGCGTCCGTATCAGTTAAGAAATTATTCACTCTGTATCCTTGAGGAATCA